GTAAGTTATGAATTGAGCAAACGGGTTCGCCGAATCCGCTTCCGTAATCGTGTTCACCTTCGGGTTAGGCGGGTTCTCGCCCTCCAAATCCGGTACCGCAAACGCGTCCTTGCCGAACACCAGCGCCGCGATGATGCCACCCCCAGCCACGTTGACGCCCTCGGTGGTCTGATAGCATGAATTGGTTGTCCGAAGCACCTTGATTCCGAACAGCCGCCCAATCTCGCCTTTCCAGATCTGTTCAGGTTTCTGAAACGCGCTCGCATAGGTCCACGCGCTTCCTTGTTCCTCGACCAAGTCGCGTTCCTGCTCCGGGCTGACCACCGCACAGAAGTAACCGTCATCGAACTCCTTGCCCTTGTTGAGCCGCATCTCGGTGCATACATCGATCAGGTCATCAGTCGAGAACCTGCCCTGTTGCGCAGTCAACGCACCTAAACTGGCAAAATCTGTTGCCGTGCCCGCGTAGCGCTTGGTGAACTTGGTCGGTTCCTCAGTCGTGCCGTTAATACAGGCATCCCGGATCAGACCGTCACACCACAGCGCGGCTTCCTCGCCAAACTTGGTCATAAGCGCATCGCCCGTATCCAAAAACTCGGTCTCATCGATGATATCTGATACCTGCGCGTAGCCGCCATATTGTTGGAGCGTGCGGGTAATAAACTCGAAGATGAGCTTGTAAGGCGCATTAGATGGCGGCGTGCCCTCAGTCAGCGTGATGACATTGGCAACGTTGGCAACCGGCGGCCGGAACATCCGGATCGTTTTAGAGCCTTGTCCTTGCGGAATAGAGGCTTTGTACGCCGGCTGATAAAGCTGCAGCTGATTGATCTGATGAGTCAGTAATTGCTTAGCGAAATAAATGCGGTACTCCGACGCTTTGTCGGTCGTCGTAACCGCTCCATAGACTGGAGGTGGCATAAAGAAGAGTTAGGAGTGAGCATTGCTAGAACCACGGCACCCCATCGCGCTTGGCGCCTTGTCTCAAGTGTTTGCGCATATCGGCCAATGAAAGCTTGGCGAAATCTCTCTCGCCGCTTCCGATTCTGGCCGGCGCACCACCACCGATTGAGGTCAAGCCGGTGTAGCGCTGCAGTTCGTTTTTAAGTTTGGAGTTCTCTGTCTGGAGCACCTTGTAATCTCCTTCCAGCAACTCCATTTTTGCCCGGTGATATGCGGCAACGATCCCGCGCGGGTGTTGGCGATAGATGTTGCCATCCTCGCTTCCCATAATCTCACGTAAGCGTTTATCCAGCCTGGTCCCGTCGCGCATAAACTCAGGGTCAACCTGCGCGAGCTCACGCTCGGCACTTTCCCACTGCGCCTGATGCTCCGGGGTTCCCATCGGCGGCAACTCAAGGGTCCGGCTTTGCCTTTCGGCTTGAGCCTCAGCCTCCATTGCCGCAATCTCCTTATCCGCTTTCTCAACGAGCTCGAAGTTGCCTTCCTGCTCCCATTGCCGGCGGTATTTGCGGAGATCATCTAGGGTGTAATCACGTTTCGGCTTTGCCGCCTCGGCCGCCGCTCGCTGCGCATCAGCAAACTGGCGTTCCCGTTGGGCAATAACCGCCTCGCGTCTGGCTAGTTCAGCCCGCTGACGTTTGGTCCGTTCGTACCGGCTCAATTCCTTGGGCTTTTGGCCGTTGGGTTGAGCCTTTTGGGCCTGGTCACCGGCAGAGTCAACCGATTCCTGGGCGCCTTCTCCCTGGCTGCTCTCACCAATCGCAGTTGCGCTCGGTTCTTGAGTGCTCGGAGTTTCTGCCCCTTGGTCGGTTTGCTCTGGCATATCTCTCGGGTTTTATCCGATGGCTCCGCGACCACCTAACCAACGCCAATCATCGGATCCTTTGACGGGACTCCCTCGGGCCGCGGTTTGCGCTCCATCTTCCAGCTCTGTGAAACTGCTCTCCTCCAGTGGGAAAACACGCAGTCTGTGAAGCAGTGCTAAGATATCCTGCTGCCCTCGTGCCTGGGCGTTGGCGCTCACATTATTTTTGTAAACAGCCTGAAACGTCGTATTGGCAACGATTTGCCGCAGAAATTCGAAAAGTTTTATTCCACAAGAACTCCGACAAAACAAGTCAAATGCGTTGCGCTCTTCTGGGGTCCAGGCGACCGCACGCACGATCGGCCGGCTTAAAATCACCCGCAGATACCATTTAAGAATCGGGTTCATAAGGCTATCACCCAAACATCATGCTTAGGGCAGTAACTGAAGAGTGGATTGCCTTTGTGTCGTGGTCCGCTAATGATTTTACACTCCCGAAGACATTTTCTTCGCCTTCGTTCAACCGGTAAAACGCTTCTGACCCAGTCGGTGACTTTCATCCCATTGGTAACCCCCCGCTCCCGTTCGGACTTCCAGTCGGCATTGACGGCCCAGCCCCTGCCGGCATCCCCGGCACCGGAGGAGCGGGCGGGGCAGCTGCTGCTGGTACCGCCCCGCCACTTGGCATTCCAGGCGGCATTCCACCAGGCGCCCCCCCCATTCCGGGAGGAGGGCCACCACGTAAATTCGCCATTGCGCCAGCCGCTTGTTGCTGAGCTTGCGCTTGCTGCTGCAGCCCTTTCATAGTCTGGGCGACCTTCACGATAAAAGGTTGAATCTGGGCCGCGTGCTGCTTCCAGTACTGCGGATCGCTCTTGGCCGCCTGGATATGCATCTGCATATGCTGCATAAAAGTTTGCATGAGCGGCGGCGGAATCGGGCGCTGATTCTGTTGACTCCACCCGATAAATCCGTCCTCAATCTGGAGATGAAGCAGATGATCATCCCGCGGCTTAACCTGCGGCAGAAACCCGTCCATCATCAGCGAATTCTCAATCGCCTGCTGCTCGGACTGATCCGCCTGGATGTCCTGCGGTTCCTGGTAAAGATCGCTGACCCATTGCGCATCCATGAGTTCAATGATCTTGCGATCGATCTCCGGAGTGACGATCCAGGGTGACCCTTGGCTGAGCTGCCGCAGCTGCATCAGTTTCTGGATCTCGCGTTCTCTGCTGTACCCGTCCACGCTGCCATTAGGTTTCAAGACGTACTTGTTGTCGAACGCCGCGTCCTTGAGCGTCAACCGCTGTTTGCGCCAGAAATAATCGAGACTTTCCCGGTCGTACTGCTTAAGCAGACTCCAGCCTTGCTCGAAAATCCGTGTCATCGCCCCTTTCAAGATCCGCGCCCGCAGATCGTTATTCTGCTGCATCACGTTGGTGATGACATTAGTCTCAGTCGCTGTCTTATTGCCCTGCGGCTGATTGGGGCCAGCCACACCGAAGTCAGGAATCCCCACTCGCTGCTCGGCCATCGAGCGGTTCGAATTAATCTCCTCATCAAAGGATACAGGAGGACCGGGTTGCTGGACCAGTTGCAAAACGGAATCGTAAACTGCTCCCGGCTCCCACCGAATATTTTGCGCGTTAATCGATCCGCCCTGCGACGAGAGAACCGGCCGGTTGGCAATCGACATGAAATCGAGTTTCTCGTTCCAGGTCTTGCAGGCACTCGCCTCATACATTTGCACCAATTCACAGACACCCCGCGACGAATAAAACCCGCCATCGGTCAACTCGTACGGAACCAAAGTAAGCGGGACCTCTTTATGCTCATAAGGCAACTTGAAATCACCTCGAGCCGGCTCGTCAGGCTGCAACGGACTGAAAGTCTTAACCTGGATCTGGCCGTCACTCTGGCGCAAATACACCTCCCACACAACAATCAGATCTTTGAGCCGTGAATAGGATAACCCTTCGGCCGTATAGCGATAGCGCTCGTATTTCTTATCCGGTTTGCCCTCGCCCGTAATCGAGTCGACGTAAGTCTCGTCCGTGTTAAATCCCTTGCCCTCGGCATCGCGCATGTATTCCTCGCGCGAGTACTGCATCACGTGCACGACCCGGTCAGCCTTCTGAAAATCAAAGGTCGCCCACGGCGGCATAATGATGAAATACGGATGCACGCTGGCAAACGCCAGCCGGTTGGCGGCCACGTCCCAATAGGTCTTGATCACCCCCATGCCGTTCTGCAAACAGCTGTCAATTGCGCAGATCGCCTGCTCACTGAAATTGCTGATTTCCCGAACCTTGTAATCGAACCATTGAGCAACCGAATCGGTGTAACTGTCACCCTGTTCCTCCAGGCTGTAGAACGAAGCCAGGAGTTCCGGCCCGAAGATCCACACCACATAATAAGGCTTAAGCTTGCCGATAATCGTATCCGCTACCGGCACATGCACATTGGCGGCTCCCGGCCAGGGCCGATTCGCCCGGCCAACCCCTTGCCCGCGCATCTTAGCCCAGAGAATCTGACGCGCTTCCCACTTGGAGCGATCCTGCAGATCGTTGTTGATCTCCTCGTACAGCTCTGAGTTGTCTTCCATAACTCAATGGCTGGAAAACGCTATCGATACCTGGGTGTTGCCCTGGCTGCTCATCAGCGTCAGATACGCTCCGCGCCCGACTCCGCCCATCGCTACGTAATCGGTCTTGGCCAGCAAATAATTATTCACGCTGCCGATTGACGCCGGATACTGTGGGTCAGCCGAAAGCCACACGTCACCCGGCCCGTAATTGCGAATGAAAATCCCGCCGCCCTCTTGACCGGAATATTTTACCGTAGCCAAATCATTGGCCAACAGATTCACCGTGCAATGAACCCTGGGGCTAAGCGTCTGCGGCATTATCTTAACCGGTTACCGTATCGCCCGGTTTGATAATCAACCGATTTTTACCGCGCGGCATCTGGGTAACCTTGCATTTAAAACAATTATTGGGCAAAACCGTGGTGACGCTCGTTACCAGGTCGCCCGCTATCGTCAATGCGCTGCCAACCGCTATGCCAGTCGCAGATGCCATCTTGAGATTCGCGGTGCCGTACAGCCGCCGGTTAAAGTCGCCGCGGATAATTGTCGTTGAAATGGCCATAAATTAGTTCTG